CAGAGTCAGGCATTGATTGAGCCCCGATTGCGGCGGATCACGTTCAGGATGGCGCGTTCGCCCGAAGAGGTGGCGAGGTAATCGCCGACGACCGACGGGTCGAGGACGTTGATTATGCGCGTCGACATCTGGGCCGCCGGGGCTGCACCATCGCCGCTCATCTCCACCCCCAGCCTACCGCCCTTGCCGCGCCGCAGGGGCAGGATGGCTTCAGGCCCGGCCTCGCCCATCAGCCCCATGCCCTTGGCGAAGGGGAACAACGTTGGCCGGTTCACGACCCCTCCCTTCGCGAATGCTGTCAGTTCGTCACCACCGGCGAAGACCCCGCCTCTGGCAAAGCCGAACAGACTGCCGAGGATGCCACTACCGCCGCCCGCGCCCCCGCCCATGAAAGCGTTGAGCAGCGCCGTCTCGATGGGCTTGAAGGCAAGTTCGATCAATCGGGTGGCGAGGTTCTGGGCAATACGCGAGATCGCCCCGGCAAATGTCTCCCAGCTGAACTCGCCGGATTTGAGCGCCTCCTTGATCGGGCCAGTTATGTCCTGCGCGAGGCCTTGCGCGATCTCGCGCGACTTCTCCGCAGCGGCGCCGACGGCCTCGGCTGTGGCCTCCCAGGCAGCCTTTGCAGTGTCGGCGGCCGCTGTGAGCGCACCTCCCGCTGCACGCCCCGCACCGCCCACGCGGTCCGCGGCGTCGCCCGCGCCATTGAGTGCCTCCACGAGGCCAGTGGCCGAACCCTGGGCCCTGACCAGCCCCACCGTTGTATCAGCGGTTCCCGCGGCAACTGCCGTGCGCAGCGCGGCGACAGACTGCAGCGGGGCAGTGGCGGCCTCGGCCACACCGGTCATTGTGCCCCGCAGCGCCTCCGCCTCCACCCGCGCGGCCGCCGCACCTGCGGTCAGCCCTAGATCGGGCGCGGCAATCGGCGTCTGGGTAAAGGCCGCCTCGAAGGCCGCACGGGCTTCCACCCCGGCATTGGCGGCGGCTCCGGCAAACGGGTTGTCGATGCCGCCAAGCTCAATTGTGCCAATGAGCGGCACCCGCTTCTCGACACCCAGCACCTCGAGCCCGGTGTTGATCCCCTCAAGGAATCCGTCGATCCGCCCCGCGACCCCGTTCAGCATGGCCTCAACCCCACCGATCAGCGCATTGGCCGCGCCATAGGCGAACTCGCCAATGGAACCAGGCAGCGCCGACCAGAGGACCTTCACCGCCTCAAGCGCGCTCTGGAAGGTATTCAGCGTGGCGTTGCCAAAGCCCACGACGGCTTCCAGCGAGGCCTGCAACGCCTCGGCGATTGCGGCCCGGATTCCGGCCCAGCTTGCCAGAATCTCCAGGCCCATCGCTGTGACGCCGAGCTGCATGCGCGCCCAGACCTCACCGGCGAGATCGCCCAGCAGGCCAAGGGCTGTCCCAAACCCGCCCGCGCCCTGCACCAGCCGCCCGAACTGGAACACCAGCTCGCCCGCGCCCACCACCAGTGCCCCGATCCCGGTGCGGATCAACGCGCCACGCAGAAAGACGAGCGCGGTAGCCAAACCACGCACCGACAGCGCCGCAGCCGCCATGCCCACGACCCAGCGCCCGGCCAGCAGGGTGGCAACGGTTCCGGCATAGGTCGCAAGCCGCTCCAGCTGGCCAAAGAGCGCCGTGAGTGCCCCGCCGACCGGGCCAGTGCCGCGCGCCATGTCGGCCAGCTCATTCGCGACCGTCTCCAACGCCGGAGCGACCACCGCCGTCAGCCGGTTGCTCAGCCCCAGCCAGATCAGGCCAAGTCGTGCAATGGCATCGCCCGTGCGCTCGATCTGGGCGGCGTCCCTAGCGCTGACCGCCACGCCAAAGTCGCGCACGTCCTGTGCCGCTTCCCGCAGGGTGGCGGCATCAATGCGCAGGAAGGCGAGAGCCGCCCGATCGCCAAAGAGATCAGAGGCCACGGCCGCGCGCTCCGCCTCAGGCACCAGAGTAGTCAAGGCGTCCTGAATCGCCAGGATGCGCTGATCCAGCGGCAGCGCCTGCAACGCTTCCGCCGTCAGGTTCAACCGCTCCAGCGCCCCAACCGCCGATCCCGATCCGGTGGCGGCCTCCGAGAGCCGGGTGGTCAGCTTCTTGGTGGCCTGCTCGATCTCGCCCAGCGACACGCCCGCCATCTCACCCGCCGCAGTCAGTACTTGCAGGCTTTCCACCGTGGTCTTGAGCGAGGCCGCCATGTCAGCCTGGGCCCCGATGGTCTCGAGCCCTGAGCGCACCATAGCAACACCCGCCGCTGCTGCTGCCACCGTCATCGCGGCCAGCGCCACCCCGGCCTTGCGGGCAAAGCCGCTGAGCCGGTCATTGGCCCGGTCCATCTCTGCGGAGAGCCGGCCAAAGCCGCGCGCCCCGGCCTGGCCGACGCCTTCAAGCTCAGCCCGGACCTGCCGGCCACCCGTTGCCACCAGGCGGACCGAAACGCGCTTCTCTGCCATGGCTCAGCATCCTTGCGTTCGCCAAGAAGGCGTCTTACGTTTTGCGTATCGATTACAGAAGAGTACAATCATGGCCGAGACTGCGACGCTCTCCTCCAAGTTCCAGATCTCGATTCCCAAGGCGATCCGTGCGGCGCATCACTGGGAAGCCGGGCTGACATTCGCGTTCATTCCAAAGGGGACTGGGGTGCTTTTGGTGCCGGTGCCGAAACGTGAGGTGCTCAAGGGGCTCGCACGCGGCGCTTCGGCGGGAAACTTTCGGGATCGGGCGGATCGCACCTGATGGTTCTAGTCGACACCTCCGCCTGGATTGAATGGCTGATTGACTCGCCCACCGGTGCCACGGTCGCGGCGCATCTTCCCGACCAGCTGGACTGGCTTGTTCCGACGATGGTTCAACTGGAGCTCGCCAAATGGCTCACCCGCGAGGTGGGCGAAGAAAAGGCCGACCAGGTGATCGCCTTCACGCAGGTCTGTCAGGTCGTATCGCTCGACACGGAGATCGCGCTCGCAGCGGCAGAGGCGTGCCGTGAGCACAGGCTGACCAGCGCAGATGCGATCATTCTGGCAACAGCCCGTGCAAGAGGCGCAAGCCTTGTGACCTGCGACAGTCACTTCGAGGGTATTTCCGGCGTCAGGTTCATCCCGAAGATCAAGGATTGAGCGCTCCCTCGCCAGCATCCATCTGCTGATTGAGGTGCCGCACCATCACCGCCTCGATGACGGGCAGCAGCTCGGCAGCCGCCCGGAGGTCAATGCCCAGTGCGCCGGCCATCGCCAGCGCCGCGCTCATGTCCCAGCCGAGCACAACCCCCGGCACCGCACGGATCTGGCCACCCAGCCGGCCCGCCAGGTCCCAGACCTGCCAGCCCTCATGGCTCAGTGGTGCGTTCAGGATTTGCGGGCAGTCCGCGCAGCTGCCTTCACAGGCCGCGCAGTAGCGCTCGCCCCCGCCGAAGAACCACTTGGCAAGGGCGCGGAGACGTTTTTTTCTGCGTCGATCTCCAGCCCGCGGGCGACGTACTCAGTCTGGAACCGCTCGAACATCGGCCAAAGATCGAGAAGAGCCGCAACGGCCTCTGGGCTGACCGGAAGCGGGGTGCCGGTTTCGCCCCCCACGCCCTCCCAAGCGGTGATGGCGCGGGTCGCGATCGCCTTGGCAAAGGCCACGGCCACGGCGTCATCGGGCGATCCGGTTGGCAGGGCGCGCAGCTCTGGGTCGGTACGGGCCGCGACCATGAGGGCCGTGCTGAGCGGCTCTACCAGAAGGCGCACGCCCATCGGCAGATCCAGCCAGTGGGCCTCGCGGGCGAGGGTCAGGCGAAGCATGGTCAGTACTCCTCAATGCCGTTGACGAGCAGGGCGGTACACATCCGCCCCAGCGTGGTGTCGCGTGCGGCCTGCCAGTCGAAACTAGCCTGCACGCCCTGCGGCCCCGCGATCTCGATGCGCGGGCGCGGCAGATACACGGCATGGGCGACAAAGCTGAAGCTCTCCCCTGAGGGCAGGCCATAGGAAAAGCTCAACGCGCAGGGCTCGCCCGCGATGGCCTGGTTGACCAGCGCCGGGTCGGCAAAGCGCACCTCGATCTTGCCGGTCAGCGCGGCAATGGAGGGGTCGGCCCCTTCGATCCGCCCGTCCGAGCGGATTGTCTCCACCCGGTCGAGCGTGTTGGCATAGGTGATCTCGGCCGAGACGATGTTGCCGAGCGGGCTCCCGTTCCGGGTGATCGCCCCGTTAAAATGGCCGAAGCGCTTCAGGCCGAGGTCCGCCAGCGTGCCGGCGGCGGAAGTGCTGGCGATGCTCTCGCCCTGCGCGATCAGACTGGCCGTCGCCGTCAGCAACCCAGAGCGCTGCATCTGCCAGCTGATCTGGTCGAGCACGCAGCCGGAATACATCGCAAAGCGCGGCACCTCTGGCAGGGCAGTCTCGATGGACATGGAGGGTAGAGCCCAGGCGCCTGAGCGAAACTCATGCGTGAACGGCCCCGCTGCAGCTCCGGTCGTAACTGGCGCCCCTAAGGCCGCCTTCAGCCAGAACCCGAAGGCAGCGGCGTCGAGCGGGACGACCACGTCGCCATCCGCGGTCACCGCGTCTTTGATCGGCGCCAGCGGATCGCGGCCGTAGCCCAGGAGCTCGCTGTTCAGCAGCGGCTGCTCGGAGCCTAACGTCGTGCTGGCGAAGGGCATCCTCGTGAAGCCGCTCGCCGGCGCGATCCCATAAGTCGTCTCGAACGCAAGCGCCATCTGCGCCCGCGCGCCTTGTGCGCGTGCCATTCTGTCGTCTCCTTTATGTGACATGTCGGCAGCGATGCTGCTCTTCAGGCTTGACCCGTGCCTAAAATCCCCAAGTTCTTCGTCTCAGACCGTTCGAAAGCCACTGCCATGTTTGCAAAGCGCACAGCTGATCTTGATCGAAGCCAGGCTTCCCAAAATGCCACGGGCGTGGCGCTTGGCGAGCGCCGCCGCTCGGTTCTACAAGACATCACCATCAGGGGGGACCTGTACGGTACTGGGATTGTCGCCTTTGACGGCAGTCTGATTGGCAACGTGACGACAGATACCCTTGTTCTGGGCCGGAACAGCAGGATCGACGGTAATGTCCGGGCACGCAACGTGACAATCGAAGGCGTTCTCGTCGGGGCAATTTCCGCCGTTCATGTGGCGATCACGGCGTCTGCGCGCGTGACGGCCGACATTGTCTGTCAAAGCGTGACGGTGGAGGTCGGCAGCGAAATTGAAGGCAGTCTCCGCTGCAAGCCCAGCTCTGTGGAGAATTACCCGAGCGGGTCCTCTGTCGAGTAGTGGAGCACGACGGGAATAACGGCGGCCTTCAGGCTGGCGGCGCCCTCGATGGGCAGATCGACCGGCTCTGGCGCTTCGGCTTCGACCCAGTCGCAGAGCCCGCCCAACGTCCGGTCGGTAGCGATCGCAGTTCCGATGCTTGCGGACAGCGTGTCGAAGGCGGCGTCACGCCCCGCACCCTGCACGACCGCCTCAATCTCTGCCCGGTGCTGATAGTGATAAGCGAGCGGCGACAGCGTCACCTCAGGCTCTCCAGGCTCACCATCGCGCAGGATTATCAGTCCTGTGGCGGGCACGCGTTCGGGTAGCACATCGCCCCGCAGGGCGGTGGCGGGCAGCGTTTGCAGCAGGCCATGCAAAGCTACGAGGATGGTTTCGCGCGAAGTCATCTTCAAGAAGCCTTCAAAACCATGAAGTTGGGTTCAAAAATTAGCACCCGGCCTTTCGCTCTCGAGAGCGTAACTTGGGTCAAAGGCACTGCCATTTTCAGGGTATCATTTTCATTGAGGCACTCGTCATGCTATCAGCCGGGTGGAACAAAAAGGCAGGCTGCCGGTCCACCCGACCCTCTCTTGGGTGGAGGTTTTCGAACGGCCGGCATCGCTACGCACCTTCGCGAACCGAAAAAGGGTATCGATCCATGAGCGACACGGCCGAACGCATCAGAAAAATCCTTGCCGCGAAATTCGGCGTCGACGAAGCGACCCTTTCGCCGGACATGTCCTTCGTTACCGATCTGAACGCTGACAGTCTGGATATCGTCGAAATCTCGATGGCATTCGAAAACGAGTTCGGGGTTGAGATCTTCGATGAGGATATCGAGGCCATCAAGACAATCGGCGACGCCGAGCAATTCATCGCGAACGCGCAGTAGGCACCGGTACAAAGCCCTCCA